TGTGATGAAATTGGCTGTGCTCGTAGCCATCCCGCTTGTGTATGTGACTTGCACGTAAATTGGAGCGATCGGCCGGCCGCTGTCTGCATCACGCAGCGGCTCAAAAGATCCAAGGAATCGAAGCTCGCCGCGCTGGGGATCTAAGATGTAGTCCTCGTTCGCTGTCAACGTGTCGGCCGTAGTGAAGTCTGCCGTGGTGCTGACCTTGACCGTGACCGCGGATCCGGTGTCGACCGGGTAGCCCTTGAGCAGGACTAGCCGCTTGACTGCGCGCATCTGATAAAGCTCGGTGCGCGCGCTAGTGTGCGCGTGCCGATCCATCAGCCGCTCAATCTCGTAGCCCACAGATTTGATGAGCTGATTGATAAGCACGTCCGATGCCGAGCCGTTAATGCCCAGACATTCCTTGACGCGTTGTGTAGTCGTGAGATCCATCAATCCTCAGAAGCTGATGCGTCTTCCGGCTTTTCAGTTTTTGTTTTGGATTGGAATTCTGGCTCAGATACTTCGATAACCGCAAATCTTCGGTGCATCCCGCTAGGAACATCGTCCAGCGTGTCGATGCGGTCCCCTTTGACCAGATAGCGGGTTCCGTCTTTTGTCCAGACTCCATGGGGACCGATGCAGATGTACGCGTATGCCATTTTTAGAGTGTGACGCTAGGGGGAGTTGCCAGGGATTGCGCGTTGTTCATCAGCCAGCATGCAGCGCCAAAAACGGTAGCGGGCGAGTTGCCAGCGGTCACGAGTCTGATGTAGCGGCGCACGTTGATCGTGTCTAGGTGGAATGTTTGAACGACTAGCCCGCTGGACGCTCCAACAGAAATCGACGGAACGGCAGTCGCGGCAAAAGATGAGCCATCATCGCTGTCCTCGATAGATGCCGTGAGGTCTTCGCCCGCACCGGAATCGAGAACAAGCGTAATTATCGAGTGGCTGTAGTTTGAAACGTCAATCGCTGCTCCAGTGAATGCCCCGGAGTTGACCGCGATGACGGTTGCCGTGTTTTTTGTCGCGTCGTCAAAGCGCATTAGAAAATAACCTGCGGCGCTGGGGCCAAGCTGTTCTTCTCGTTCTGCTGAATGCAGTACGCTGCATACAGTGTTGGAGTTCCGAGAACGTGGTTCGATAGAATCCGCAAGTATCTCTGATACTTCTTGTGATCGATCAAAAGCGTCCTGAGAGCATTGCTTGTGTTCGCGTTGATAACCGTGATTGCTCCGCTGATATCCGTGAAGCTAACGTTGTCTGCGCTTTCCTGTACTTTCACGGATAGACGCTGACCAGCTCCTGTGCTGCTCATGATAAAAAACTGCACGTGGCTGTAGTTGGCACCATCAATGCTGGCCGATACCGCATCATTGGCCGTAACGTTTGCCATCAGCGCCGTGATATTGTTCTTTGTTTTGTCGTCGTAGCGCATCGCCTACTTCTTTTTCCCGCCGATAGACGGTGCTTCGATGCCAGATGTCGAACCAGTCGCCGCAGCAGCACGCATCGCTTCGACTTTCTTGATCTCGGCCTTGGGAGTGGCCGGTGTGCTGTTGTTCCATAACTCTCGTTCCTTCAAAAGAACAGGCGGAATCGGAGAGACCACTGAGTCGGCCGGAGCTTCTTTTAGTTTGTGCTCCTGACCTTTGACTGCGTGCTTGATGTACGGGTCGGACAGATCCAGAACACCGCCTGGCTCAAGCCAGACGCGCTCATGTGGATTTCCAATTCCGTGCGGCATCTGCAAAAACCAGCCGCTTGAGACCTGATGAAGCATGGATGGGTAAGCCTTTCTTGCGAACTACTTGGACAAGGCAGAGACCCCAAGCGCCGTTCGCAGACGCTCGGGGTCGCTTTGCGTTTGTACTACACGCTGAAAGCGTAGGACAACACGTTGGCATCAGCAGCCGTGCTCGTTGAGCCAGAAGCGTATGCCGCTTGCACAGTGGACTGGTCGCTATCTTCGGGATTGAAGAGCACGATGGTCACACTAAAGCTAGACGCCGTGCTTCCAGCGAACGCCGCATTCGCACGAATGTAGCGAGCCTGCGGAGGAAGATAAACGACACCAGCATATACCTTGTCGTCATTGGTTGACGTCACAGCCGTGAAGGCTGCTCCGGTAATGCCGGTATAGTTCGTCTCCACTGACGAAGAGGATTGGACCGTAACCGTGACGGTATCGCCAACCGTCGCGGTATCCAGAATTACCAGCGCGTGAGTATAGCCGATAACATCTACGCCGCGGCCGGCAGTCGTCGCAGTCTTAGAACCGGGAGCGATGCTGCTGCAAACCTTGACGTGGGTTTGGGGATTGAATGCAACCATGTGTAATAGTTCCTTTCTAAATCAGGCCTGGATGCCGGTTGCGGTACAGAACGCGCTGGGTTGAGCGACACCAATGTCGACTTCCATTGCAGCCATAATCTGCGTTTGCATCTTGGCGAAGCTATCGCCGGCCACGTCGCTAGAGCGCAGCACCATCGTGCCCCACTCGCCGAGATAGCACTGCGAGAAGTCGCCGAAAAGAATGGCGTTAGCCACGGTGCCAGAAATCGCGGTCAGTTGGTTGCTGATCGCGTACTTGTAGCCCATCAATTGAGGCGCACCGTTGAATTGACCAGCGCCGAACAGGCGACGCTCCATGTTGTAGCCGCTCGCGGAGTCAACCATCTTCGACAGGCCGGAGAAGGCAGACGAGTGCATAGCCCAACCGCAGTTGGCCAGATCCACATTGTCCGCGGACAGCTCCTGGATCATGTCGATCAGCTTTCCGTATGCAGCGTTCGCTGCGACCGAGCCGAAGCTCGTAACCGTATTGATGCCACTGGTCTGGAGGATGCCAGTCGGCTGACCAGACGCGCCGGTGCCAGCGTAGATCGCCGCGTCGATAGCGATGCCAAGATCCTTGGCGATCTGCGCGCGCGTGATCTGCTCGGCAGCCGGGCTGCTGAGGTTGATAAGGCGGTTGGACAGGATGACGCGCGACGCAACCGCGTGCGGAGTCATGTTCAGTTGACCGAAGGACAGATCCGAAGCGGTCACGCTGACATTTTCAGCGACCCAGTAGGCCGTCGAAGCGCCGGTGATCTTAGGAATCTGGACGGGCGAGCCCGACAGCGGCAGACGCTGGACACCGAGCGAGAGCGCGGTGATCCGCTTCTGGAGCAGCGGAATAATCATGTTTTCCATGATCTGCACGGGGACGATGAAGCCGCCGGCCGAGTCGGTCGTGGTGCTCATGTCCTTGCCGATGGTCTTAGCCGCTTCCTTGCAGAGGTCGGCCTCGTACTGGCAATCGCTGAAGTCGCGCGACACCAAACCCTTGGCGAGCTTGGCAAAGCTGAACTTGGACACGTCCTTTTCATCGAGACCCTTCACGACCGGAAGGGCCGCACGCTTGGCCTCGAAGGCGGCGATGGCGGCATCCGCTTCTTCCTTCGCCTTCTTTTCCAGCTTGGAGATCAGGTCGGTGTCACGCTTATCAAACTGCTTATTGATCTCGGCAAGCAGGCGCTCGGCGAGTTCTTGACCCTTGAGGGTCTCGGGGGTGTTGTTATCGGTCGGCATGGTTTTAGTTTTTGTTGCCCCCCGCAACTTCCCCACGCTCAAGAGCCGCGCGCAACCGGGACTCGAAGGACTCGCTGAAGAGTTCGTCGTAGCTCTTGGGTTGCGTATGGCACTCGGCGTGTTGGTCGAGCGTGGCGGAAGGGGCTTCTGGCACGCTCGACCTGTTCTTATTGACTGCCTGCGAGGCGAGCTTGCGGCGCATGATCTTGACGCTCTTTTCCAGCGCCTCAATCTTTTGCGTTTGCAAGCGCACCTCGGCGAGCAGTTCTGATTTCATCTCACCAAAGAGCGCGGCAACATCCAGAGTGGTGGGATGCTGCGCGACTTCCTCTGTCTTGTCTTCCTTCGGCAGTTCGGGCACAACGATCTGCGTCTTAGCCGGCAGACCGAGCGCATCGAACAGCCGCGAAACTGTCTTTTCGCTCACCGCGCCAGACTGCGCGAAGCTCTTAGCCGCGCTCATCAGCGCATTAGGGTTGGCAGGAATGGAGCACTGGGAGAGCTCGATCTGCTCCTGCTTTTCGTAAAGGACACCATACGCACCAAGCCCCGCGGCTTCGCGCTTCTCCGGCGTGTCCGGGTAGCTGGACTTCGTAGGAATGAATCCGACCGAGACGGCCTTGATGAAGCCGCCGTCCACCAGTCGATAGATCAGGTCGGCTTCGGGGTTCATCTCCGCAGTCGCGTACTCGATGGACTCGAAGAGCGCCGGCGTGTTGTCGCGCTTCGCGCCCTTCTCAAAGTCGAACACGCGGCCGATGGGCAGCGAGGATGCATCGTGGCCCCACAGCGCAACCGGGTTCTTCTTGAAGTTTTTGAAGTCCCAGCCGCTCACGCGAATGATGTCGCCGGCCCTATCGGCGGTCTCGTCGCTGGCGATAAAGCGGAAGCTGCGGCCACGCTCGCCCTTCTCAGGATCGTTTATAGCGGCGGTGCGCCAGTGCGGCACACTGTCACGCTTGATTGCGATGACGTTCTCAATCTTCTCGGCTGCAAGTTCTTCTACGCTGGCGATGCCGCGCAAGATCCGCTCGGAGAGTTCCTTCAGGTTATTTGTGATGATCTCGGTCATATCTCTAGGGTTCCGGGACGATCGCCATCAGGAGACAGCGGCAGTTGATAACTTCCTCGGCCGGCGCTCGATCGTCGCCGGGGTAGGCAAGCTGGGGCTTGAAGTCTTCGCCGAGAGGGCGGATCTGGCCGTCGAGTTCCTGATGGGTCTCGCGCACGTCGTCGTCACGCTCGCTGATCCATTGAACCTGCTCCACGCCTTCCTCGCGCATCTGTAGCTCGCGCGCGGTGTTCGTGGCCTTGGTAATCTCCGTGCGTGCGATCACGCCAGCGCGGCCTGTCTTGTCCGCGAAGACTTGCTTCAGCGATCCCTCAAGCTCCGGCAGAACTTCCTCGATGCGCTGGCGCATTTCGACAAAGCTCGACGGCTGGCCGAGCTCTTTGTCCAGGGTATTCTTGACGCGCTTGGCAACGGTCGAATGCACACCCTCGACGACCTTGATCTTCTGGGTCTCGAGCGCGCGCACGATTCGCGGATCGGACATCGGCAGGCTGATCCCGCCCAGCTCTAGCGCCTGATCTTTCAGAGCGGCCTTGAACGCTTGGCTCAAAACATCGTCAAGAGCCTTGTTTAGGTTTTCCAGCCATTCTTTCGGGTCGGGTACAAGTGCCGAAACAAACGGGTTCGGCGTTGCCTCGTCGGCCTTGGTGACTAGCTCACTGAAGTCCTTGCCAGTTTCTGCGAATCGCCGGAGCTTGCGGAGCAATTCGCGCTCATAGCCGGCCAGCCACTTGCCGACGTTCTTCTGCGCCCTCTTTTCAAAAGGCAGCGAGACATCGCGCAAGAAACGACGGAAGTATTCCGCGCGGGCTTCGCGGGTTTCGAGCGGGCCCAGCTTGATCGACGGCTCCATGCCGGCAGCAGACTTCTCGCGCTCCGCATCAATGCGGGCGACAAGATCCTCTGCGTAGGCTTGAGCGCGGGACGCGCTGGTAGAGCTTGATCCTCCGCCCCAGAGCAGCATCGAGACCAAGCCGGGTGTGATTTCGTCACCCTGCACGGCCTCCAGATCAACCTTATGCCGCGCAATCCAGGGGCCGATCTTCCGCCACTTAGCCTCGGTGACCTCACCGGCCGCCATCTTGCGAGCGTCCTCCACCGTCTGAGGCTTGAGTCCTTGGCCGCTTTCGCCAGCTTCGTGTAGCTTGATGCCGCGGCGCGCGCTCGCGCGCATATAGGCCGGTGGTGCAAGGTCGATAGCCTTGACCTCATGCGCTGCAATATCCCGGCGCCGCATAATGAGGAAGGCTGGATCGACGGCCGCGGCCACCGGTGCTGGCGCAGGCGCTGGCGCTTCGTTTACGCCGCCCACAATGCGCCGAGCTTCCTCCTCGTCGATAAACGGGAAGGCAGCGAGGATCGTAGTCACCGCACCTTCGACGGTCAGCAGACCCTCGGAGACTGCGCGGAGGATGTCGAGTAGGCTGGAGACTTGCGCCCCGTTCAGGGCTTGATCGGCAACAACGGCCGTCTGATCCTCGGCCGGATCGGGCTCATCCTCGGTCTCTATTTCCTCGGACTCGTTCTCCTCTTCGTCCTCGTCCATTTCCTCGGACGCGAACACGGAGCCGTCGATGTCCAGCTTCAGCGCCTTGACCAGCTCGCCCAGATCCACGCCGGTAGCCAGCGAAATCTCGGCGGCCACCTTGAGGCGCGCGCTCTGATCGTTCCGCAGAGCCTCGATGCCAGCGAAGTCGAACCCGAAGACATACTGCCGGAAGCGCGGGTCAGCCATCCGCGGGATAAGCTGCGCGTTGATCTGCGCCTCGACGGTCTTCAGGTAGCCGACGACCGCGATCCAGAACTGCCGCCACGCCTCCTGGAGGTTGGAGTAAGTCGAAGCGTCCGGAGAAATTAGATGCACCGGGACTTCAAAGGTCGACGCCACGACATCGCGCGACCAAGTGAGTAGGTCGATGTACTGCATCCGATCCGGCGTGGCCGGGTTCGGCACAATCTTCGGGCCGCCGCCTAGGATCTTCAGTCCACCCGCGGTCTCCGCGTCCTGCGTCGCAGCATCGAGGTCGGACTGGAAGGACTCGAGCGCGTCGCGCTGGATGTCGTGGTCGTAGGTCACAAACGCGCCCGGGCCGCCGGAGCGCATCTGCGCTTCCTGTTGGCGCTCGGCTTGGAAGGCGATCTGAAGCTGCCGGTTGGCGACCTCTGCCGCGCCAAGGCCGCGGATCGGGTCGGCCGGATCGTAGTCCCGGAACTGAACAACGCTTGACCAAGGTGCGCGCAGCCGCTGATTTCCTGCGGTCTGGAAGTACCAAAACGCGGGACGGCCCATGTCGTCTGGGTCATACTCAACCGCATCGCCGTTGACCGGCATGATCGAAAAAGGCAGCGTGATCGGCCCGTCAAATGGCGCCCAATTGCCATCGGTAGACTTGGGCCCGAACAAGAACCAGAAGCTCTCTCCTGATAGCTTGCGGTGGACAACATCAGCCTCGGCCAGTTGTGCCCAAGTCATATCCCGGTTCGGTCTCAGCAACTGCTGGAGAAAAGGATCGGACTCTGGGACTTCTTCGGCGTTTGCGCCCGGGCCGTTCCACATCATAGGGCGCACGCTTGCCGATGCGCGCGACCATAGCCGGCAGCAGAGATTGACAATCCATGACTGCTCGAACGGCTGCGATAGTTCAAAAGCTCCGGCCATCGACGGCCGAACTGCGAATCCGTTAGATTGAAAAAGAGTTTCTAGGCTTTTGGCTTTCCCATTGAATCTAGAAGCTCCGGCCATAGTGCCAAGATGCTCAAGATGATAGGATCCCTCACGGGCTGAAAAGGGCTTGACGCGGTTACGCCTAGACAGACTCACGCTTGTGAGTCTATAAGCAAAATGAACAGCGTCGATTGGCCGTGGGATAGGGTGAACGAATGCCGAAAAAAGAGCAGGCTCTTCTAGGAGCCTCTAAGGGTCGGGTCTACATGACCGTTGTGATGCCCTCGCATTTGCGCGACGCTGTGCGCGAAGCGGCAAAGATGGAGGATCTTCCTCCTGCTGCTTTCATGCGGATGGTGGTTGTGCAATGGATCAGCGCGCAGCGTCAAACACAGTCGAAGAAAATGCGAAACCCGATTCGCTAGATACGCATGACGCGAATCGTGGGCCGCGATGCGCTCTTGCGCGCGAGTCCTAGGATGCAAGCGTCCAAGTCATCCGGCGATCGGCCGTAGCGTTCGCGTATCTCGTCTTTCGATTCTCCAAGCTCGGCCATGCTGCCACGCGCAGCTTCTCGGAAGTTGTACGAGTACCAGCACGCCTGCCGCCAGAGTTCCGCGTATTTGCGCGGAATGGCAGCGCGCTGCTCCTCGAGCAGTCGGCGAAGCGTCCAGTGCATCTCGCCGCGCATGTTTCGGAAGAGCGTTTGCCCGGTCAGCTGCTTCCAGCCGTACCGAGGACTTGCGCCGAAGTCTACCGCATCGACTTGGTGGCCTGTCTGCTTTAGCCGGTCGGCAACTCCCTTGCCTAAGCCGGTCGCGTCTACATGGACATGGGCCGCAGGAACCGGCCCGGAAGCATCACCCCATGCAGACATAAGTTCTAGGATGACACCAACCGTCGCCATCGTGTCTGGAGAACGCCACTCATGCCGCGCCGCGATTGTGTTTCCAATCCAAAGATAGGCCACGCTCGGGTCGCTTCCACCGCCGCCGATGTCTACGCCGATGTGCCGATCCTCGCCTTCCTGCGGGAGATCGGCGCAGGACTCGAGCAGTGCCCGCGGGATCAGCGCGCGATCCAGATCGACCGTAGCAGGAAGGCCATAGACGAATACACGCGTGAACGCTGAGTCGATGCCGTGACTCTTGACCATCGCGCGCCGCCAGTCGGCAGGCTGTATTTCCTCTGGGATCCCGTGAAAGCACTTGTCCGCGGCGTGCGGCTCCCAGTTCGGATTCGGCAGCTCTTCGCCGGCGACATGGATCCGATGCCAGCTCGATCCGCGCCGCCACCAGCGCGCGGTCGGGTGGTCGCTGTTCTCGTCGAATGTCGGGTTACACTGCGCGAGGACATACACATTCTTGCCAGCCATCGAGCCCTCGAGGCGCTCAAGGATTTCCTTGTCGATCTCCGCGGCTTCGTCCAGCACGATCAGCAGGCGGTGGGCCGTGCGCTCGATCTTGTACAGCGCCTCGCTCGCGGTCGCCAGCTTGAGCTCGCCGGTGTCCTCCGCATCACGCGCAAGGTCTACGCCGGCGTGGAATCCTTGAACCGTGCCGGCATCGCCGGCCGAGAAGCCAAGCGCGTACCACTCTGGCGCAATCTCCCATTTGAACCCATGCGGTTTGCCTGGAAGCGACTGCCGCGCATTGGCATGGAACGCGCGGATCTTCTGCCATAGACCGTACTCGACCTGGCGCTGACTGCCCGATGTCGTCAGCACCGTGGTCGGGCCGGTACACATCATCGCCACCACGATCTCCGCGGCCGTGTGCGTCTTCGAGTTCTTCCGCGGGCCGCAGACCATCACGAAGCGATGCTGCATGAGCGCGCGCTGGAGATACTTCTGGAACTCCCATTGCTTGTGGCCCAGCACCTCGGTGCAGAAGCGCGGCAGGTCGCCGTCGTACTTCGCGTGCTGGGCAGCCGAAGATTCTGGGAAGGCCGCGCGCTTCGCGTCCTGCCAGATCGAGCGGACAAGCTCTAGCTCGTCATCACCGAGGCTCGGTCTCTGCATCCTCGACTACCTCTGCCGGCTCAACATCGTGACCCTGCGCGCTGAGTTTCAGCACCTGCACCTCCATGCGGTTGACCACATTCTGCGCGATGGCCGGCGGGCATTCTTCCTTGACGATCTCGAGCACGCGTGCGATCAGCACCCCGACTTGCTGCATATTCAGGTTCTGCCGGCGCTGCATCCTGATCTGCCAGACGGCCTCGACACGCTTGGCGAGCCGTTCAGCTTGGATCGATAGCTCGGAGATCGCGCGATCCTCTAAAGCCCCATCGCGGAGCAGGATGCCGAGATCGCGCATGGCAATATTCTGTGCTTCGGCATCACCAGAAGCGTTAGCCTCCGACAGCGCCTCCCACATGTCCTTGGCGCGCTTGCGGAAGTCCGGCGTGTCGGCCTGCGCGACGCGCTCACCAGTCCGCTGCAAGCAAGCCTCGAGCAGCGCGATCGGCTCCTGCAAGTCAAGCAATGATGCGTCTTGAATCGCTTGTTGGTATGCCTCCGACAGCGCGGTTGCCTTGAGCGCCTTAGCGTAGCGGCCGTGCTTGAGCCTTCCGCCTGATCCTCGCGCCCCTCCGTGCATATAACAGACCTTTTTTCCGATGCAGGGCGGCCGACCGCAACGGACGCCAGCGCGGTTGGTCGCGTGGCAGGTGACTTGGAAATGACTCATACGTTTGTTTCCTGCGTTTTGATCTCTGCCCTTGCCAGCTTGTAGTGCATCGCCCACTCCGGCTCGCGCCAGCTTGGGTGCGCTAGTAAAACATCCCGCATCCGTCCGGGTGCGACCTGAACGACCCGGCATAGCAGCGGCAGCCGGCCGTATTTGTGCGGATTGTTTGGACGGTAGTAGACACGTTCGCCGGGTCGAACCCAGTCGGGAATGGACGCATTCATGCCTTAGCGTCTGCGCGTTCTTTTACGCGCTCATGATGATAGTTCAGATACAGGACGCGCGCGCCGTTGCGCTTGGACAGATAAACAACCCTGCGCCGATACACATGGATCATGGGAGCTATGGCAATACCCATTTGTTTGTCTTGCTTCTCGATCGTATATGCGGACAGCTCCAGCTCTGCGCCGCATGAATGCGACTGAAACTCTACGCCGTCACGCGGCCCACCGATCAGCCGGATCCAGTGAGGCATCGGCAGCGGACTCTTGATGCTAGGAGTCTCAGACACACTCTCGCTCCATGACTGCTTCCAGTTCTGCGGTCCAGCTTTTATCCTTGCAGGACTTCAACCAGGAAAGCCGTTCCATCCTCGAGGAGTGCGGCACATTCATCTTCAGCGCGCGGTCAATCCAGAAATCCTTGCGCGTCCCACGGGCCATCAGCGCGCACAGCATCAGGACGTGCGCGGGATCACCCTCGCCAAAGAATGCGAGCTGCGGAAGGACCGCGCCGTCCTGCTTGACTTGGATCCAGTGTGCAGGCCCGTACTGATAGCCTGCGCCGTACGCGAGCGGCTCGTGGGAATTCAGCAGAGCGTCTGCCATCTTTTCGATTGAGGGCGGCGGTGCTGTGGTCCCCTTGCCGATTTGAAGTTGCAGCGAATAGGCCCCAATTGCAAGGAGAACGCTGTGAAATGTCTTGGTTCCTTGTCCGCCGGCCGGAAACGCTCCACCTGTGTTTTCGTCACAATGCGAGATGCCTGATTTCGTTTGGTGTATCAGTATCGCGCGCAGCATATTCTCCGACCACTCCTGCCAGACTTTCGGGCGCTGAAAGTATTTCATCACGCACGCGCCGAGGTATGCCATCCATGCGGCCTGTCGGTCGAGACGATGATGACCTTGACCCGGTGGATCTTGCAGCACGCGCGCGAGCGAGTTTGCAACCCACTCGCCAGGATAAGATGGCTTGACGAGCTCATCCGTACGGTCGCTCCACTGCTGATATCGAGCGTCCTCGGCCATCATCAGCAGATCGAAGCGCGCGCACATGGCCGCGGGATGCCGGCCGCCGTATTCGATCACGGGGATCGTATGCCGCAAAACACGGATGATGTGCGCGAGATCGTTGGGACGGTAGGACCAGAGGAGATCCTCGTATTCCGGCCGGCGCGATGGAGCGTTGAAGACAGGATATCGACGCTTTTCGTAGCTGCCCTCGAGGAAGCACATCAACTCGACTTCCGAAGAGCGATCCGGCTGTCCTTTCATAAGGTCACGGCCGGGAGGCTTGTTCCATGCGTACAGACTGATCGGCTCTCCGGTTTCTGCGTCGATGGCGTCGCAAAATTGTCGGTGCATATTCGCTCGATGCAAGAGCGAGTGCATCCAGACCGCCTCTGGCACCCGATCGTATCCATGGCACGGGTCGATGCCAAAGCCGCCGTGCGCGTAGCCGTTAGGGTAGCCCTCGACTGAGTACGGGCCGGCCAGCTTGTACTCGTGCGCGATGTTTTCCGCCGAGTTTTGGTACTTCTCGCCCATGCCGCTGTCCACGATTCGAATCCCAGCGACGATGTTACCGTAGCGGATCGCGGCGTCCCGCTTGTCCAAATCGGGTTGGAGTGAGTTCGTTGGGCCGTAGCCGTTTTTGATCAAGATGGGATCTATCTTGAGGTGCAGCGCTTTGATGATTTCCTGCGGCGGGTCAAGGTCCCTAGTCTTTGAGTGAAAATAGAACGGAACTTGCAGCGTGCCGCGCGGACGAAACAAAAACGGAGTCCGCTTGAACTTTGGCGGCAACAACAATTTGACCGCCAGAGGCTTGGCCCGTGAGTCAAACGGTTGAGCTGTGACTTCCAGCTTTTCTGCATACACCGTCCCGCAGAAGCCCGAGCCGTCACGATTTATCACTCCATTAGTGAACCGCAGGATGCCATATGTCCACTCGCCGTATTTCGCCGCGAAGACATGTACTCCGATCGTGCCGCGATCGCCGCTTTTTAGTCGTGTCCAATGACGCGCAGGTCTCGTGAGATCGACACGGCCGATGCTGCTGGGCTTGTCGTGATGCGTGAGAGTTATCACAAGGATCATGTTTCACCTTGCGCTCATCCTATCTTCGTCCTGTGATTCTTCGTCCGTATTCGGCCAAAAGAATTGCATCAGAAATCCCGTCGTCATCTTTTCGGCTGCGCTCGGTTCGGCGAAGGCTGACCTCCGGAAAGAGCCGCTTGGCAGCTATTATGCTTCGCTGCTTGGTGTCATCACCCTGCGTCCCCTCGAGCATCTGGGCTTGCCAGACGCGTGGAAGAACTAGCTGGTATGGTATGGCTAAGGCTACCGCCATCGACTCGAAGACGGCGAGTGAGCGGCCGCGGTTGTAGTTGGCGATCGTTCCGCCCTTCTCCAAGGGCATGGGCTGTTGGCGTTCAATAGTCAGCAGCAGCCTCCCCGTGCCAGCCTGTTCCTTCCACCTGCTAAGGTGGTTGGCAATCAGGTGCAGGTCATATTGGTCCCGCCCTTTTGGCGCAGTCAAGATCGGCGTGGGCACGATCTCGGCCCGATTTCCATGAGCTCGCAATGCCACCATCGCCCCGTGCAGTCCCGGATCAACGCCCAGAAAGATCATCGTCCTGCCTTTTCAGCGATCAGCGGCCTAGGCTCTCCGCCGCGCTGATCGCCGCCGGCAAGCTCGAGCAGGTGCTGAGCCTGAAGCTGGATCTGCTGCTGGCCCGCTTTAGCGACCGCGGCTAGGTAGTACCGCTCGAACTGGGCGCGGATCGTTGGCATTTGTTCCGTCAACCAGTTTGGGTCTTGCCACCCGACAGCCTCGGCCGCGCGTTTAACGGCGGGAGAAGACCAGCGGGGATCGTGCCGCCGGTCGTGCCTGTTGCGGTACATCTCTGCCCATGCCTCCGCGGCGGTCATCTGCTCGTCGTCGCCAGCTTGCTGCGCCAGCTTGCGGAGCCTCGCCGGCACGGGCCAGGCGGTCTCGCTCGCCAAATAGGCAATCGTAGCTTTCTCCAATTCAGCGCGCGGGAGGTCTTTAAGCACGTCCCAATAAACTTGGACGGTTGCGGCGCTGACCTGAAATCCGGGGAAACCTGCGGAGAGCCTGCCCATGACGGAAGATGCGAACCAGGGGGGAGCTTTCATTGGTCTGTATTTTCCTTGGATTTTGTAGCAATTGCTTCCTCAGCCGCGAATCGGTCGAGGTCTTCCTGAGTGTATGTCCCGTAATATTCCCGGATGCCCGCAAAGCCTTTCGGCTCGTTAGCGATTTGAGAGGTCGCTGGCATAGGGGCGAGCTGGTTCCACCGACTTCGCAGGAAGGGCAGGCTTGCATTCTGTTGCAGGAAGGTATCCCTGCTCAAGAGCAACCGTCTGGCGCGATCCAGCGTCAAGGCAGGCGTGTTTCCGGGGAAGCCAAGAATCGTGGAGACCGCGGCGCCGTCTTTTGGCTCAATTTGGTAGGGGGTTCCCCGGATTTCCAGCCAGAGCTTGCACCAGCCGTCGATGACCTCGGCGTGTGGACCCGTGGCGGGCTTTCGTTTTCGCGTGCCCCCCCTGGGGGGTAGGGGGGTACTTTCTTCACCTAGCGTGGCTTGTGGTTGTGGCTTGTGGTCTGTGGTTGTGGTTGTGGTGTGCCCTATGATAGGTCTATGATAGAGCGTTTCAGGATCTATGATAGACCTATCATAGGCCTGTGATAGGTCTATCATAGAGCTATCAATAGAGCCTTTGGGGCTGTCTTGTTTCGGTGGATTTTGTCCGCTGGCAGGATGTTCCTTTTCCTTTTCCTGCTGCTTCTTTGCCCTCGCTGCGGCCAGGATCTCGGCGCGCTCGGCCGACCGTTCAGTCATGTATTGCCGCTCGCGCTCAAGCCTTTGGTTGGCAAGTTGGCCCGGAGTATCCGTAGCGCGGAACTTTTCTCCGACGATGCGCCAGATGCGCTCGAAGTCTTCACGCGGCATATGGCAGATGCGCGAGAGTCTGTCTAGATCATCTGGTATGCCGCGCTCGATCCATTGGTGGCACAGCAGCGTGATGTACACGCCACGCTCCTCCATTGACATCATCACAACCGCGGAGTCCGCCAGGAAGTCCGCCGGATAAAACTGGAATGCCGGCACATGATGATCGGCTCGGCCGTTGCGCTTTTTCATGTCCTCCCCTTCAAAATTGCGGGTCTCTCCCCGCCGTCAAGCCTGCTCCAAAATCCGCCGGGCTTTCGGCGGTGGCGACGCACCCGAGGAGGTGGCCTCTAGGTTTGATCCGAGGGGAGCGAATCAGCGTTGCCAGAGTCCGAAAGAATAGCCGCGCCGCCCCCAGCCAGCAGCGCGGTCTCGGTAATTTCAAGTGCCTGTGCCAGTTGTGGGAGCAGCGCGGCCGGCACTCCGCCTCCCTCGTCGTAGCCGTACAGAGTCGTCCGCTTGATGGTCACGCCGCGCTCGGCTAGGTACTCACGGAGTCCGATGACGGACAAGCCGAGTTCCTGTCGGCGCACGCGTATCCCGGGCATCCTCACGCTGTCTTTGTTTATCGCGCCCGGAGGTCGTCCGCGGCGTTTTGGTTTGTCTACATTGTCAATTCCCTGTTCCATCTTATTCAGCGCTTGTGAGATTGCCTCTATTATCTTCTGTTTGGATGATTCTGTTTTTTCACTCGTCATAGTGTCTAGTCTTTTGTCGCCATTGGCGCTCAAGGTAGTCGTCGTAGCTCATCGCCAGAACCTCCTCCAAAATCCAAGCCTACGGTTCTGCTGGAATTCATTGAACAATTGTTCGTGCTGGGCAAGCCTATTTTCGAACTGGGCAAGCCTATTTTTGAACAATTGTTCTTGCTGAACAAGCATCTCTTCAAACTGCTGCTTGTACTTGTCCAACTCGGCCCGCAAGTCATCATGCTGCGCGGACAGCTTTTTGGATTGGGCCAGTGAGGCCGATGTTTCTTGCACAATCTGCTCGGTGCGCTTTTCTTCCTGCCTTGCATTGCCGGATTTGCCAAGAGTATCAAACCCCAGTTCTGGGGCCACTCGAATAACCCTGCCTTCGCTGCGGATTGCCACTCCATCGCCGTCGACCTTGATAGAGAAAGCGTTGCGCCTGATGCGATCAGCGACGCCCTCGTTGTTTTGGTTGTCAATGAAGGCCATGCCGACCAAGTTCTTCTTAGATCTTGAATCCATCAGTTCTTCAAGGTCAATCACTTTCTCCTGGTTCCAGTTGAGTAACTCGCTTACAGAGCCGTCTGGACGACGTTTTCTGTTTAGTAAAAGCGTTTTGGGAAAGTGCTCCCTTTTACGATCGGAAATGTATTCCCAGCTATTGGCATCCCTGAGCTGATTGTTGCGGGACTGATATGCACTCCTTTCGCTGTTTAGGTATGCGAGTGTGACAACTGTTGCGGTTTTCATGGCTTGCCTTTCTTGTTCTAAGTTTTGCGGGATCTGTTGTTGTTTTAAAACGTGCGCGCAATGCGCTCGTTGATCTTTTGAAAATCTTGTGAAACCCAGGGAGCGCCCGTGCGCTTGGGATAGGTTGCCCGGTTGCTGTTGAAACGAACAGCCAACGCCGTCGCCCCGTTCGCGAGCTTGCGCGCGGTCAAGACGCGGCGGCGCTTCTTGAGAGCCGTGATGCGCGTGCGGATCTCATCGCGGATCGCGCGGTGCTCCTCGGCAGCGTTGCGAATCGCGGCTTGAATGTCGGGGTAATGCTTGATCCAGTATTCCTGGAGCCAATGCTCCGCGTATACGGCGGCGGGCGGCGGGCCGTCCTCCAGCGCACCACTCAGGTCGCCTGACATCCGGCTAGTTAGGTTTTGCGCGTCATGCATATCCCGCCCCAGAACCGCGCAAGCGAGGAAGGCATTCTTGAACTCCACTTCGATCCGCTTGCGCTCTTCCTCGAGAAGAGCGTCTACGGCCTGTTGTTCTTCGCAGGCGGCGTTCCACTCGGCAAAAGCCGCCCTGATCTCGCAGAAGACGGGTTGCTCGATAGGGCACTCCTCGAGGTGCTTTCCGTCCGCGGCGAGGCGCCAGCCGTAAGGAACGCGCCCCGTCCGCAAACCTTGCTTGCGCTTATGCGCGAGCGCCGCTTTCGTGCGCGTCGAGATGTACTCTCGATATTCTCGCCGTGCGCTTTCCGATAGTTGATGACTCATCGCCGCGCTCCATTCGTGCGCCGGATCTCTCCTAGTTTTTCTTCGACGGCAAGACACTGCGCGAGTCGCTCACGATTGACGGCCGCGCGCCGTTGCTGGATCCAGTTTTCGTAGGTTGCCTCGCCGCCGAAGCACGCGCCGGGCGCGTGATCCCAGAGGAACGCGAGCAGCAGCCGAACGCTTGCAAGTCCGTCGAGTCCCATCGTTTCGACGCAAGCTGACAAATCGTTCCGCAGGATGGCACGCACGCATGGGTGGCTGGGCTCGATGCCGTTGGCAATGTACTCCAAGACCTGCTGCCTCCAGTCGGCATCTGCATCGCTGTACGGCTCGGCCTCGATCAGCGAGCGCACGCGCAGGAAGTCAACCGATCGGCCTTTGTCGAAATTATTCACGACGCGGCCTCCATCTTGTAGCGGAGGAGCTCGACTCCGGGCCAGCCGTGCATCGGGATGCCGCGCGAGTCGAGGCCGAGCAGATCATTTCGCAAGTCGCGCGCATCGACGATGTAAGTTGCGTGCATGTCGTAGGCGAGCCAGCGGAGGATGTCGACCGAGTCTAGGATATCGGGGCCGTCGACGTGTTTAGTCGGCGAATTTTGATCTGCGGAGGCCATACTTTGTGCGAGCATGACCAGCTCATGCTGGTCGGCAGCCGGGAGGATGTAGGCCGGGCCGCTGTGCGGCGTCAGGACGACGAGCACCGGATATTGCAGGCCGCTAATATCGACCGGGCGGCTACGTCGAGAGTGTGTGTTGTGAATTGTGATCATGGCTTGTGTCTTTCTCTGGTTTCCCGTTTCGGCCGTCCGTCGGCCTCATCAGCGGCGCGGGTCAGCGCCGGACGGGGCGGCCCGAAGGCCGCTAGGCTTTATGCTGCGTGGATCTCGGCTGCGGTCTGGATCATCTCGCGGACGGCTGCGGTCTTGTATGCGGCGAGCGATTCGCTAACGCTTCTGAATTTGCGGCCCATACCCCGCCAAGCCTTCCAGCTAGAGTTTTTGACCACGACTCGCACTTCGTTTTGCCAGCTTTCGGGGCCAGAAGAGATCTGCACATACGCGGAGTGATTGCCGCAGGCCAGATCCGCGTAGAGGATGCGGCGGCCTTCTTCGGGGGTCTGGGTGATCGTGTGGATAATCTGGACTTGCATGGCTCGCGTCTTTCTGTCTGGGTTTGTCTCGGCCGCCCTGCGCGGCCTGTCCCCTATTATACGCGGACCCGAGCATGGGGTATACCCGGAAAATGCTTTTCCCCGTCACCTTTTCCCTAAGTGTGGGAAAACGAAGGACTTGCGCTGTTCTGTCCCTGAAATGGGAAGGGGGTGGGCGAATTTTCCCGGAATCCCTCTAGCCTTTTCCCGGGACTGCCGTAGTATGGGTAGACCGCAGCGCGAGGTGCGCCGCGGGCAACCCCAAAAGAAAGACACGACAGATGAACACGAACACGCTCACCCTCCCCAGAATCAGCCTCGGCGGGACTAACGGCGACGACCTGCTGGAAAGCTACGGCGTGGCCTATCGTGCGGCGCTTGAGGCCCTTGGCAAGCTGGCGCAAAACGCCTGCCCCAACGGGCGCGACTATGCGTCATGGGACGACTTCCTGGCGGCAAAGGAACAGCACGAAGAGCGCATGAAGCGCATCGAGTCCGTTGTTCTTGAGCTGGACCAAATCCGCGATTCGATCTGCACCCAAACCTTGGAGCGCAAGCTGTGACCGCCGATCAAACCCCCTGCGTCTGAAATTTCCCAACCCCAACCTCACGAAAGAAAGACACGAACCATGAAACTCTCTTCCGCCACTATCCGTACTCTGACCCTGCACCGCGCGGCGGACAGCAACCAGCCGTGCAAGGCCCAGATCGCCGGCATCCTCGCCGAGCCGACGGCCGACCTGCTCGCGCAGTCCCCGGATGCGATCCTACACCTCGGGATACTCGCGCATCTTGCATCAGCTCAGGATCATCACGACGCGGAGGACATCTACGCCGACTTCCGGGCTGCTTGCTCGACCTGCTTCGCCGACCTGCGCGTCACGCTGGAGGATGCGGAGGACGGCCCCGACCTGAGCGACTACAGCGGCAGCGCGCTGGATCTGCTGGTCGACAACGGCTATGACCTTGAGGTCCTCGAGGCCGTTGTCGAGATTCGCACCGAGCGGACTCGCGCAGTACGCATCGGTGGCGGTGCTGGTGCGGCCTACATTCTGCGCGGCGCCGGCGCGGAGGTGCGGTCGTGATCCGCTCCATCCTCGCTCTAGCCTTGCTCGCGGCTCCGGTCATCGCCGGCGAAAAGGAGATGCGCCGCTTCCTCGATGCGATCCGCCGAGTCGAGACTGGAGGGCTACCCGCCGCCGGCGTCGGCGCGGTCGGAGACAAGGGCGCGAGCATCGGCCCCTACCAAATCCAGCGCGCCTACTGGCTGGACTCGCGCATCCCCGGCGAGTACCGATCCTGCCTGACGGACGCCGCATACTCCGAGCGCGTGATGCGTGCCTACTGGGCGCGCTACTGCCCGGATGCGCTGCGGTCCGAAAATTGGGAAGTTCTCGCGCGCGTCCACAATGGCGGGCCAAAAGGTGCGAAGAAAACCGCGACTGTGAAGTACTGGGACAAAGTGAAAAAGGAGATGAGCAAGTGAACCTAGAGAAAAGGCTGGAAGAGTCCGACATCAAGGGTCTGGTGGTCGAGTCGATCTACCTTGACGGCGGCGGTGTCGTGCGCATCAATGGAAAAATCCGCATCGAGGCTGTGGGCGATTGCTGCTCTCGCGGATGGATCGAGTATCTGAAGCACCCGCCGTTGCCGTTCACGATCCTTTCGGGCCGTGGAGACTTTGGAGACGAATGGGTCACTGACCATAGCGACCCTGGACACCGCGCAGGATGCGATGTGCTCACGGTGTACCGCGCATCGTACCCCACAGACCGCGACGATCTTTCCATGACCGTCCTGAACGATTCCAACGGGTACTACGGATCGCAGGTTGAGTGGATCGGGCACGTGGAAGCCAGCGATCTGGACAAGCTCGGCATGATGGGGTTTGGAAGCCACGAGATGTCCAGTCATGTGGCTAAGCATGGCTCGCTCGCTGGCGCATGGAACGACCTGCGACCTCAGTGGATCATCGGTCTGTGCGCGGCCATGAAGTACCGGGTTGGCGAGCACGATTCCGCATGGGATATCGCGCATCCTGGCTCTCCTGTGGACCAGACCGCCAAAATGCTGTCCGCAATCATGAAGCACGAGCGCTACATAACTGGGCGAACCGTGACCGAAACCCTGATCGGAGAGGCGATGAACATCACCCGCCAGCGGATCGACGCTTGGCTTCTTGACTACCGAGCAAGTCGCCTCGCATGGTGTGTGGCGAACAAGTCCAAGATCCTGGAAGCATTTGCCAAATGGGGGCACCAATGACACTCAAAACCCTGACCCGCGATGACTGGCTTTATCTCCGCCGGCACTCCATCGGAGCAAGCGAGGCCGCTGCTGCTTGCGGCGAGTCGCCCTACCTGTCCGAACTCGAACTGTATGCGCGCAAGCTGGGCATGATGCCTGACCCGGATCTAGGCTCGATCGAACACGTCCGATGGGGCAATCTGCTGGAACCGGCCATCGTCGAGGAGACCTGCCGGCGGCTGGATCTGCGACCGCTTGGCATCGAGGAGTCTGCCGAGCGGCTCGGCGGATCCCCCGATGTCGAGATCGTTGGCGCACTGGAAGGGCGGCAGCTTTTCCTGCGCTCGATTCCACACCCGTACATGACCGCGACTCTCGACGGAATCGCGATCGACGGTGACGGCGCGCTGGTGAGCATCGAGGCGAAGAATACGAGCGCATGGCGGCTCGAGGACTGGCAGGACGGCGGCTCTCCGGGGCACTACCAGATTCAAGTCGTGCACCAGCTTGCGGTCGCCGCGCCGATCTCGCGCGGGATCCTCGCCGGACTTGTGGGCGGGAACGCGCTCAAGATCGCGCCGGCAATGCGCCGGGAGGATGCGCCCATTGCGGCCCTTATCGAGGTCGAGCGTGCATTTTGGAAGCGCGTGCAGTCCGCACAGCCGCCAAAGGCCGACGGGTCGGCGAGCAGCGCGAGTGCGCTCAAGGCACTACACCCGGATGACAACGGCGAGAGCATCACGCTGCCGCTGGAGATGATCGCGCTGCACGAGGAGCTGTCCCAACTTGAGGACGAGGCCAAGCAACGATCAAAAAAGATCGAGTCGCTGCGCGTCTTGCTCCGAGAGGCACTAGGATCCAACACCTACGGCATTCTGCCCAACGGGCAGGGCCGCTACAGCTACAAAACGCAGACACGGGTAGAGCGCACCCAGCCGGCGTCGAAGTCCCGCGTGCTCAGGTTTTCAAAGGCAAAAGGAAAGACACAATGACAAACACAATCACCACCCAACCCACTCAGTCCGTGCAGCGCGCAGCGCCGCGAACCGTAGCCGACATGCTGACCGGAGATCAGCGGCTCTTGCAGTCAATGGCGAATGCGCTTCCACGGCACATTCCGTCTGACCGCTTCGCGCGCGTCTGCCTGACCGCACTTCGGCGCACTCCCAAGTTGCAGCAGACGAAGCCGGAAAGTCTGCTCGCGGCCCTGATGACTTGCGCGCAGCTTGGACTCGAGCCGAACGACCCGCGGCAGCTTGCCTACCTGATCCCCTACGGTCAGGAGTGCCAGCTCATCATCGGCTGGCGTGGATACATCGAGCTGGCGATGCGTTCCGGGATGGTCAGCAACATCCAGGCACAGGTCGTGTATGAGCGCGATGGCTTCGAATACGAGCAGGGTCTGGAATTGAAACTCAAGCACACGCCCTACCTTGGCAGCGATCCCCGCGGCAAGGTCATCGCCAGCTACGCCGTCGCCACGATGTCGAACGGTCACAAGGCATTCGTCGTGCTGCCGCGCTGCGATATCGAGCGCGCACGCGCGGCGAGCAGCGGCGTGAAGTCCGGCCGCGCGACTCCTTGGGATGATTGGTTCCCGGAGATGGCGATGAAGACCGCGGTGCGCCGGTTGGCGAAATTCATGCCGCAAAGCCCGGAGTTCGCGCGCGCGCTCGAGGCCGATGATGCCAAGGGCTTGACGATCGACCCGGTAACGATGTCTCCGGAGAGCATCGAGATCGAACCGGCGATGAGTCTCGCCGAGGTGGCGGATGAGGGCGAGCCTACACCGACAAGTCAGGCGCAGGCTCAAGACCTGGGCGCACGCTTGGAGCAAAAGGCCGCGACGGTTGCCACGCCCGCCAAGGGGCAAAGCCGCTTCGCGGATGAAGGCGGTGCGGAGTGAGTTCTAAAATTGAAGCGGCTGATGTTCTCATTGTTGTCCGCATGACAGCCGAGGTGGCGCAGACCCACCAAACGCTATACCAGCTTGACGCGCTGCTGAATTGTATTGGCGACGATGGCGCAAACCGCGCAGAGATCAAAGCTCTGCATGATGCGCTTGACGAGCGATTCTCAAGGCTTCTCAGATCGTATGAGCGTCTGGTTTACAAGTACACGGAATCCACCGAAGGTGGTGCAGAGTGAGCCAGACTATCGAGATCAAAGACGCTGGCCCGATCGAATCGCTCACCATCCCCGTTCCCGAAGGCGGCGGCGTGGTCGTGCTGCGCGGTCCCAACGGCGGCGGCAAGTCCACGGCGCTCAACGCTGTGACGGCGCTGGTGTCTGGCGCTGGAACGGTGCCCACTCGTGACGGTGCCCTGGGCGCCATCGTCGAGGGACTGGGCGCACGCTTGACGGTTGGTCGGCGCACTGGGCGCAGCGGCGAGCTTGAGCTTCACCACTTGGAAGGCCCGGATCCCTCGCTACTCGTCGACCCCGGCATCAAGGATCGCGGTGCGGCCCACGCGGAGCGCATTCGTGCGCTTGCGCGGCTGGCTAACGCCACGCTGGACCGGGAGCGGATCGTGTCGCTTGTCGGTGGGCCTGATGCCTTCGCGGCGCTGGTGCGCGCTGAGTCGCTGGAGAAGGGCGATGTGCCGTCAATCTGCGCGGCGGTGAAGCGTGACCTCGAAACTGCGGCGCGTGCGGCTGAAACCGAAGCCGACAACCTGCAAACCGAGGCTCGCGGGATCTCTGCATCGGTCGATGCGGTGCCCGAGGCTGAGATGCTGGACGAGGCCGCGCTCCAGCAAGAGCTCGAACTGGCGTCCGGCCAACTTGGCGAACTGCGCGGGCGGCAATCGCAAGCCGACAAGCTGCGCGCCGCTGCTGAGGCTGCCCGGCAAACGCTGGCAGGCATGGGTGAGCGTGGCACTGTCGACGCTGGCCGTGCAGCCGAAGCGCAACTGGCGCAAGCTGAAGCCGCCACCAAGGCGATGCGCGGCGCACTGGAAGCCAAGAGCGAAGCGGTGCAAGCCGCTAAGGTTGCGCTAGCTAAGGCGATCGCCGAGGCCGACCTGGCTAACGCGGCGGTGCAGACCGCGCTCGCGCAGGAGGATATGGCGCGGGCTACCTTGCTCCAGGCCGAGAAGGACTACAAAGCCCGGAACCAGCTTGGCGCGGCGATGAAAGCCGCCGATGCAGCCGCGTTTGTGGACCCGTCCGAAGTTACGGCCTGGGAAGAGCGGCAGACCGCCGCACGGCTCGCGCTCCAGCGTGCCGAGGTCGTGCGCTTTGCGATGGACCAGCGCGAACGCGCCAAGGTCAAGTCTGACGAAAGCGGCGCGGCTCGCTCTCGCGCTCTTGGTTTGCGCCGTGCCGCGAGCGGCTGCGAGGCGATCATCAGCGAAGCCCTGGCGAAAGTCTGCCCCGCTGGGATGTTGGTTCACGAGGGAATGCTGGTCGTGAAAACCGATCGCGGGCTCGAACCCTTCGACGAGCTTAGCCACGGCGAACGCTGGCGCTGGGCTATCGAGATTGCAGCGCGCACGGTGAAGGCGCCGGGCTTGCTGGTGTGCCGTCAGGAAGGCTGGGAATCGTTGCAGCCCTCCGTGCAGCGTGAAGTTGACGCGATGGCCCGCGAGCATGGGCTGGTGATCTTGGCGGCGAAGGCCGACGATGGAGAGTTGCGCGCTGAGGTGTTTGGAGGCGCGTGATGTTCGACCAGATCAAGCTGCCCGTGTGCCCGGTGTGTGGGGCGTGGTGCGTGTCGGCTGTGAGTCAAAAAGCCTTAGGTATGGGCTTTGATGTGTCCTTTAGTTGCGGGTCTAAGTTTTCGGTCAACCAAGACCGCGAGCCGCTGATTGTTGATGGCTGCAAAGATGCGGAGGAGGTGGTGCAGATGCTCAAGTCTCAAGCAAAATTCCTCCGCGCTGAACTTGCCCGCCTTCAAGCTGACCCCGACATTCGCGCCTTGGACGCCGCCCGCCAGCGCCACGCCGAGGTCCGCGCCCATGTCGCGCAGGTGCAGGAGCAAACCGAGATCGCGTGATCTCGACCGGCCGCGCGCAGTAGTAAAGAGCGGGCTGCGCGCGGCTGGATTTTTCAAAGGGAAAAACAATGGAAACTCAAAACAGATGGAAGAGGTGACGCCGTGACCAAGCTCTACAGGATGAAGCCGCTGGTGTGGGTTGATAACTTCTATCCCCCCTCCTGTGATGGCCCTTGCGGGTTTAGGATCATAATCGACGAAGATATACGGGACTCGGGCACCCTATACACCCTATACCGTGGTGACGATTTCTGCGCAGATTCCTTTTCGCTAGGTGAAGCCAAAGCCGCCGCCGAAAAGCTCGCGCTGGAAGAAGCCCTGCGCTGGGTGGAAGAAGTGACCCCAGAAGCCCCTCGCTGGATTCCTGTTGGCGAGCGGATGCCGCCGGATGATCCGTATTACCAAAACCGCAGCGCGAAAGTCCTTGTGCATCTATCGACGGGGACGGTTTGTGTTTCTTGGTTTTTCAGACCAACAGAAGCGTGGGTGGGGATTGACTACTCCAAGGAGCGCGTCACCCACTGGATGCCGCTCCCAGAACCGCCGAAAGGAGGCGCGTGATGTGGACCGAGAGTAAGCGCGCCCAAGAAGTTACAGACCTAATCGAGTCTGCGCCCCTTCCGATTCTAGTAAAGGGTGGTGCCATTACGCGCATGTGGTGCGAGGTTGTTATGTGGACGCTGCATGTAAACGCTAGGGTCCGCGTGTGGACTGGCGAAGAGCTGCATACGCGCGTGGGTGTTTCAACGGATTTCCTGGAACGCCATGCGTCCGCTGAATCCGCACTTACACCCGTTCGGCTTAGGATGGTTGCAGACATTGAGGAAGCCATCGAGCACCGCTACACCAATTGGATAGGTGAACAGATCAGAAAGGTCGAGAAAATCAAATGAGTAATAATGAAAAATCCATGCCGTCCCAACGTAAGCCCCAATCTGCCTTTACGCGGCGCACCGGCTACATCTTTGTGATGGTCGCTGGCTGCGGCATCGCGGCAGTAGCGGGTCCAATGGACTCGTGGCTGACGAATGCTCTGCTCTTCGCGGTGCTTGTCCAGGCCGAGCGGATCGTGGACCGCATGGACAAGAGGGGTGGCGCGTGAGCACGTTTGACTTTCAGGACGGCAACGGTCCCGTCGCTGCTCACCAACACCCCAACGGTGGCGGGTGGGTAGCCAGCACAGCGTCTGTGGCACCTACGGCGTATGTAGGTCCGTACGCTCAGGTGTACGGCAACGCTCGGGTGTTCGGTAGCGCTCAGGTGTACGGCAACGCTCGGGTGTTCGGTAGCGCTCGGGTGTACGGCAGCGCTAGGGTGTTTGGCGAGGCTCAGGTGTTTGGCGACGCTCTGGTGTCCGGCAACGCTCGGGTGTACGACACCGCTCAGGTGTACGACACCGCTTGGGTGTCCGACACCGCTTGGGTGTCCGACACCGCTCGGGTGTACGGCAACGCTCGGGTGTACGGCAACGCTCTGGTGTCCGGCAACGCTCGGGTGTCTGGCGAGGCTCGGGTGACGGGAGACGCACGATGAGTTCCACGCCGGATCTTGACCGCGCGCTCAAAATCGCCCGTGCAGCGGGTATGGGGTCGGCCGCTTGGGATCGAGCGTGCGACGAGCTTCGCGCCATGCGAGAGCTACTCAGCGGCCAGACGCTTTACGATGCCCGGCAAGCGACCCTCATGGAGATAGCCAGCTACTGCGAGCAGCAGGCTCAGGATCGGCCCGCAGACTCTGCCGCGCTTCATGCCGTGGCTGCCGAGTGCTTCCGCCGGCATTCCCACGCTGCCGCGCGGGCGAAGACCAGCGGGGCATAATCGGCAAGCCGGGCGAAGGGGCCGGCGCGTCGATGACAAAAAGCAAGAGGGCCGAGGCGATCAACCTCGAGGACTGGGTACGCGCAAACCAAAAGCGCAAGTGCCTCATATGCCGCACGGAGGGGGCATCAGATCTTGTCGAGTCCGTGTTGACCGCGAGCAAAAAGCTGGGGCTGACAGTCCCGCAAAGTAAGCTATGCGACTTGCTGCGCGAGCGCGGCGTGCTGGAAACAACCAGCCACACGATGCGCGACCACATCAGGAGATGCCGTGGCAAAGCGCGATAAGCCCTTCGACGCGGAAGCATTTGCGAGACAAGCATCCCGCGAGTCGATCATCGGCGAGATCAAGCGCGCGATCTACCGCTCGAGCAGTTCGGTGCGCGAACTTGCGCGGCGCTGCGACTGCTCCGAGGATCTTGTCCGCGAGCTGCTGCATGAGATGATCCAAGCCGGCATTGCGATCCACCGCAGCGGCGACTGGTTATGGATCGAGCCGGGACATGTTCCGCCCGTCCTTCCCAACGAGGGGCACGCATGGAAGGGCGAGACCTATCGCTTCGGACTCATCAGCGATACGCACTACGGCAGCAAGTACGCGAGGGAGGATGTCTGCCACTCTCTGTATGACTGGTTCAAGTCCGAGGGCATCGAGCGCGTGTACCATGCCGGCAACTGGGTGGAAGGCATCGCCAAATTCAATCGTTTCGATCTGATCCCGCAGGCTCACGGGATGCAAGCCCAGCTTGACTACTTCGCCAAAAACTACCCGGCGCGAAAGGGCATCCGCACTTACATCGTCAGCGGCGACGACCACGAAGGCTGGTGGAGTCAGCGCGAAGGCGTGAACATCGGCCAGATGATGCAGGACACCGCGGAACGTCACGGCCGCAAAGACTTGATCGACATCGGCTACATGGAGGCATTTGTCACGCTCACGCACGCAAAATCTGGACGCTCATCCAGGATGCTAGTCGCGCATCCGGGCGGCGGGTCGGCCTATGCAGTGAGCTACACAAGCCAGAAGATCATCGAGAGCTTTCAGCCGGGAGAGAAGCCGGCTGTCGCCATTTTCGGGCACTACCACAAGATCGAGTACCTGCTAACGCGCGGCGTTCATGCGATCCAGGCCGGATGCACCAAGGATCTTGACCCGTTCGGACGCAAAAAGCGGCTGGCATACCACATCGGCGGCGCGATCATCGAGCTGCGCCAGTCCCCGGATGGATCGATTCCCGATTGCCTGACCTGGTTCCGTCAGTTCAGCGACCGCGGCCAGCACAATGACCAGTTCGCCCACAGCCACGAACCGACGAGGACGCGCGCGCGATGAATCCCAAAAGGAAACTTCACGGTAAGGTCCCATACGTTCGCTTCGGATCGGTCAAGCTGCCCGTCTATCTAACCGAAGATCACGAACAGCACGGCTACTATGACTCTTGGCCGGAGCAGGCAATCCACGTCGCTAGGCAAGAGGAGTCAAGCGAGATCCGAACCATCCTTCATGAGTCGATCCATGCAGCCGCGGATCTGTACGGGATCGAGCTTTCGGAGGCGAAGGTACGCATCCTCGAGAACGCCATCGGGCAGCTCATCTGCCAGAACCCAAAACTGATACAGCTCCTCCAGAAATACGGACGCTGACACGCGAACACGCCGGCAGCCGTGATAAGGTTCGCTTGGGTTGGTCCACCGCCGACCAGCGCAGTTCAAAGGGTGTAAGCAGCCAGTGGATCTGCGACGAGCCGGGAGCAGTCTGTGTCTTTCTGTTTCGGCCAGGCGGCGGACTTTTTTAGCCAAAGCGAGGAGCTTGCATGAGAATCAACGAACGGATGATCGCCATCGACGCACTGCACCCGCTTAGGGTGCGGGTCTGGATTGCGTGCGACTGTGACTTCCTGCCGACCGAAGATGAGGCTAGAGAGACCCTGAAGCCCGTCATTCTCAAGGCCATGCGTGACTGCGTGACAGATCCGCGAGCGGTGGCCGAGCGCATCGCTGAGTACGATCGCAGAGTGAGCAGCGGACTTTCTGGCCCATTCGTCAACGCCGTCGAAGTTATTCGACCCGACGGAAACGGCGTGCTCATTTACCCGGACTGGCCGTGAAGCTCAAGACAAAGCACGACGGCAAGTGCGACGCGCATGGATGCCGGGCTGTCTGGGAAGTCTTTAGCGGACCGGATGGGATGCTCGTGCGCCGATTCTCTCGGTCTGTGCGGTTTTGCCTGAAGCATGTCTCGGAAGCCAACGAAATCTACGAGACCGATGGCCGCAGGATCGGAGGATATCGGCATCCCATCAAGCCTGACGCGGACAAAGACGAGAGCGACAATGCGGACGCATTGTGACACACGGGGGAGCGGTGCGCGCCACGAGCCGTCCTGTGTAGCGAGAGTGATAGCGTGTCTTTCTGCTGCCGCGCGGCCCGGCAGGATCGGGCGAAGGCCGCACTATCCATGACACGCCGCTGCCCGCATTGTCGCGGAAATCTTCCGGCGCTGACGGCGGATGATTGTCTGGACCTCGATGCGACGGAGCGCGCGCGGCTGACCGAACTCCTCCAGCCTAAACGCAATAGGACGCGATCTGCCGAGCCTGGCGAGCAGGACGAAGCCAAGCTCAAGCGCGAAGCCAAGAGCGGCGCTGTGCGCGTGGATGAGAGCGGCAAGGTACGATTCCAGGGTCCAACCGCCAGAGAATAGAACAGGCCGGAGTGACGCGCACCCCGGCCTGCCTTCTCTACACTCCCATCTTCACGGGCAGCCTATCATAAATAGGGCCGCGGGCGATCATCGACCTCGCAAAAGGCTCAAAGCTCGGCCGATCACCTCCCGCGGCTGTTACAGGGGGAACTTAGGCTTTCCCTTTTTCGGCGTCGGCTTGGTCTGGTCGACGTGGATCTCGTAGTCACTTGAGCGAATCAGCTTTGCCGTCTGCATCGCCTTTGACTCGCTTGAGTATGCCTCAGAAACGGCCAGGATCTGACCGTTAGCCGCACGGAGTCGCCAGCGCCAATATCCGCTGGCATCTTCGAAGAGCTCGACCGAGATAACCTTAGATGGACGACGATCCACAAGATATTTCCACCACGAAACAAGCCAAGAAAACATCACAGCGTCTCGTAGACAAAGCGGACTTTGAGGCTCAGGGCGCGCTCGCCGTTTAGGCTCGTGTGCGTCTGGAACCGCTTGAAGTAATGGCCAGGCGCGTTCCATTCGCTGAAGAACCCTTGAGCCGTAAGCATCGCCGCCACCGGAACAAGGCCCGATCCGTTGATTCCACCGTAATACATCGAGGGAATGTAGCTCGGGCCGTAGATTTTCTCTTGCGCCCACTCGCCGATCTGGTTGCCAGTCGTATGCCCGCTCAAACCGGCCCCGTCAACTTGACCGTCAAATGCTGAGAGAGGTTGACCTCCGCACATTCCAAGCCAAGCGCCGATGCCTCCGCACATTTCGCCTGCGGCGGACACATAGGTGATGGACCCGTAGGTGCCTTGATAGCCGGCGAGCGGCGTGTTGCCAAGCTGTTCGACGGAGTAGCGGAAGGGCGTATTCAAGCCGAACTGGAAGGTCGTTCCGTAGTTGGCTGCGATCTGTACGCGCACTCCCACCAAGGTCCCCATGGAGGAGTCATACGCCGGCAGCGCCGCGCGATACACCTTGCGGGCGCCGTCTGAGTTGAAAGCCTCAATGATCTCGTTCTCTGGCAGCATCTCGACCCAGTTGGTCGTGATCTGATTCTGAGCCTGAGTCACGAAGGACAGGAATGCGACCGCAAGCGTGCGGCAAGCCAATTGAAAAAGCTGTTTCATTTCTTGATGATCCTATTTCTTGAGTGTGCCAAACAGCAAGGCCATCGCGCGCTGTAGATCGAGGAGCGAACAAGTTGCAGACTGACCGTTTGGCATAGTCAGAAGCACGCCGTTCGAGACTCTCTCGAACAGTATTCCGCAGATGGTTACAGGACCACCGAGCTTTCCTGGGCCGCCTGCTGTTTCTTTAGGTGTAGGCTCTGGGATTTCTTTTTCACGCATTCGCTGAATCCTCCGAGCCTTTTTGTGCGAGTCTTTTCTATCTATGGCCGCAAAGTCGTCGTGAATGAGACCTAGTGAATCATCCAAGCAGTCAACCTTCGGTCTACCACCATGCTTGCCATGCAGCGCGCGTATATAGTCGATGCAAGCGTTTCGCGCTTTGACAAACAGGTATCCGTGCAAGTCCATTCCGCCGTCGCGGAAAGAAAGCAGCGCGAGCAAGATTGCCATGCGCGCTTCCTGCTGAAGGTCTTCCAACGGCTCGACATTTCCGACGCGCTTGGAGACGCTTGCCGCAGCGCGGCAGGCGATGTTCTCCAGCTCGTCAGAGCTAATCACGCGCTTCCGTCCCTGCGTTCTGCATCGGCACTATGGATCAGCCCAGAGGCCGCGAGCAGATAAGCAAAGCCAGCCTTGATCTGGCCTGACATAAAAGCCCAGACTGCATTACGGATATGCGCTCGGAAGCGAGCGCCGAAGATGAACTTGAGCAGGAACGATGCCGCGAGCGTGAGGATTATCACACCCCACCAGTATTTCGGCGAGAGATACCAAGGCGGCGCCGGAGGCGGAACTGCGCCACCCGGTATCTGAGGAGCAAACTTGATAACAGGTTCTTGAGTTCTAACAACCTCCTCGGCTGTTACGACTGAAGCGATCACACCTGCTGCGCCAACGGCTAAGCCAGCAGGACCACCGATGGCGGCTGCGGCTAAGGTGCTGCCGGCGGTGCCGCCGACAATCACTGCATCTGCCGGCGCATTCTTCAGTGTCTTACAGCTAGGGACAAGAGTGGCAAGAAGAGCTAAAGCAATGATCCATACGGCAGCTCTGATACAAAGCTGCACACGGTGGGCTCGCTCGAGTTCAGTAATCATCGAATAACTCCCGAGTCCGATAGTGCTTGGACACCTTTGTATGCCATGACAAGTCCGCTGATGAACGCAACAACGCCACCAGAAAGGATCCAGTTTTGGACCCTCTGTGTCCTTAGGTATCTTTGCTCGATGCGGTCGAGCCTCATTCCGATGCCAGGTTTTTCGGCGTCCATGCCAAAAACAGCTCCGTCTAGCTTTCTGATGTTCTCGAGCAGACCAGCACTGGCACGCTCTTGATTTTCTAGCTGCGTGGCAATTCGCTGAAGACTTACAGTTGCCTGCAACATCTTGTCGCTGATGTCCCGCTGTGACTCTTGAAGCTGTCCGATGAACGCGGTGAGTGCAGAGGTTTCCATTTCAGGTGCTGCTCAAAATTTGCCAAGCTGTTCCGTCCGAAGCGATCACGACGCTCCGATTGGTAGTGGATAAAACCAAAGTCGCAGATCCATCAATAGTCTCTGCGCCGTTTCCATCTATTGTTACATTGCCGCCAGCAACGCTTGTCGCCTTGACCGTCAAGCACTTTCCTTTAGCTGAGGCAGCGGTCGGCAGCGTGATAGTAAACGCGCCCACGGTTGCATCCGCGAGGATGACCTCATCCTGCACCGTCGCCGTATAGGTGGTTGTCTCTGTGCGAAAATGCCGACGCACTTGACCGTCGCCAGTCTGGAAAGCCCACCAGCTTGTGCCATCGCACCAGAGCGTGACCAGCTGGTACTTGTTACGCATGACCAGCGTGAGCTCACCGTTGATCGTCTCGCTTGCGTTCGCGTCGATCGTGATCGCGTTGGTGACATCCTTAGCCAGGAACATCAAGGTCGCGTTAGTGCTTGAGGCTGCCGCGGGCAGCGTGATTGTTACAGCTCCAGAGCTGGCATCCACAACGGCAAGGGCATCGGTCAGCGCAGCCGTGTAGCTCGTCGTCTTATTGGCGTTGTCGAGCGTGTGCCGATACGCGATCAGGTTGTTCACCTTGGTGATGAATGCCTCATATGTCGTATCCGTACCAAGAATACTTGAGAGAAGTGATGTCATCGCCAAACCCCAGACACCTTGATGTTAGGTGTCGCCGTTTTCCAAACGCCTGAGACTTTGATCCACGTGGTAGCCTGCTTCCACGTTCCAGATATCTTGATCCAGAACGTGTTGGAGGGAGCAGGCGCTCCCTGTGAAGACAGTAGAGTCAGAAGCGTCATAGCAATGTCTTCAGCTGCGCCAACGTGGCCTGAACTTCAGAAATCATCACATCGGCTGACTCTACTTGGTCGATGTCTCCAAGCGCTTCATACGATGACTTGATCTGCTCCAGGTGAGCGATCCTCTTTTCTAGCATGGCAATGAGATATTGAATGTTCACTAGATCACCATCTGTCGCATTTGGATAGTGAGGCTGTTCAGAATCATGTGTATGTACACGATCTCAGTCCCGCCATCGGTGTAGCTAACGTCGAAAGCTGTATCGCCAACAACTCCCGTTCCGTTGGGGTACAGCATAGTTGACCACGGATCCATCTCCCCGGTCGCGATGCTGTAACGGAACCAGCGTTGGTTGTTGTCTTTGTGAATGTAGATGTAATCTTTGCTGTAAACGTATTTCGTGCCAGTTCCAAATGTTTCAGTAATAGGAGCATATCCAACCGTTGAGACCCATGTGTTCGAAGGAATGTCATAGACATCAAGGGCCGTTCCAGCTGATCCACGGAACGAATAAATGCGGCGTCCGTTGATTATGTTGTTTTCGTCAGACCAAGCGCTGTCAGTAACCGAGTGGATCCAATGAGCTCCAACTGCTGTTCCTGGGGCAGCGGCTCGTGCTACGTTGGGACTTATGGTTGTCCAAGTATTATTACTGATTGAATAACGGTATAGCGTGACTGCGTTGTTGCCCAAATAGTAGATGTTGTCGTCGTTTCCTTCGATACTGTAGACAGAAGTGCTGTCGGGGTTGGTGTTCCATCCGCTTACAGTCAGAGCTGTGGCTGTATTGCTTGCGATGGGACGTATTTGCCCAGCGCCAGTGCCGCTTACGATACGAACTTGGTAGTTCGTCCATTGGTTCGTTGCCCAGGTTTTGGCGCTGTTGACAAGTGTAGTAGATGTGCCGCTGGTCGCTGTGCCGGTTGCAAATTGCTTGTATGTGGTATCGACCCAAGAAGGGGTTGCAATGAGTCGGCTATCGGTTCCGATCGTTGCAGCCAATCCAGTGATTGTTGCCGTCGTCCAAGTGTTTGTGGCAAGGTCATACTTTCGGAAAGATCCGGCCGCCATGGTTCCACCGTTTAGCACGAACCAAGTTGGAGTCATGAGCCGGAATACACTGCTTGTCGTAAAGGCGCTTCCCTGAGTCGGAACTGTGATTGTGCTTGCGAACTGGACCGCCTGTGAGGTAGCCATAGATCCAGTTCCACCAGTACATCCAGTGAAACTACTCGCTGTGATTCCAGTGTAAGTGATGAGCTGATCCGCACCAGAAATCCGGATTAGGATGCGACCACTTTGCGGAAAACCGGCAGTCGAAGCGACGTTGATTGTGCTTTGAGGTAAGGCCGCTCCGTTGCTTCCTGCCGCAATTGTTGTGGTTCCAACAAAAGTCGTGTTGCTGCTGATCTGGATTGTCGATCCGGCGTTCGGACCAGACATGATGTGGACCGAATAGCCACGAAGGTCACGAGCCAAAAGTTGGTTGGTAACCAGTGTCGTCGTCGACCCATCCAAAGCGAGCAATCCTGCGAATTGCACTGTCTGGTTGGTTAGCAGCGTGCCTGTGCCACCAGCGCATCCACCGAACTGCGTTCCGCTGACAACACTTGTGTATGTGATGAGCTGCCGTCCATTAGAAGCTGTGTCAACATAGAACGCACCAGCAGCCGGAAATCCAGTTGTGCTTGCTACGTTGATGGTCGACTGCGGAAGTGCAGCGCCGTTGCTACCGGCAGCGATTGTTGTAGCTGCAACAACGGATCCCACGCTATAAGCGATAGAAGTTCCAGCAGTGCCAGCTCCAAAGGTGCCTACAAGAGCCGCACTGGGAAGCTGTACGAAGCCGTCCTCGCTTGGGTTGTACAGGAAGTGCGACGATGCACTGACACAATACAGTTGCTGCTGACGGTAGTGCCTGCTGGATGATATGAACACTCCTGCCGCCGTCGCGCTAGGAGCGGGACACACCATCTCCCACCGCTTGAGATCCAGTATTTTTCTATTTCCGTTCGTTGTGGGCATTAGGTCACCGTGATATTGCGTCGAAGGTTGTCAGCGCGAAGCGTGGTAAAAGCTGGGATTTGATCGTTTGCATTCACACCACCGACCTGGCTTTGATTTGTCACCGTACTAACGGTGGTTACAGTTCCGCTTGCAATCGCAGCATTCACATTCAACGAAGAGGCAGTCGCTTGCGTGACCTCGGCTCGAAGTCGACCCGAAGATGGATCAACTGTTATCAAGCCTATGCTGCGGCTCAGCGAATGAACTGCCATTCTCAACGCCTCTATAGCGTCGACAAGCTCTCCGCTTGGAATGATCGAAGGGAGTGGGTCGGTGCTGCTCGCATCCACCGCAGATCCATCGACACCGTGCGTCAACTTGACGCGCTGATAGAGCGCGCCTCCGATGTCGTCGGCTGCGACTGTCGCTCCCGATCCAGGTGTGTATCCTACGTTGTCTGCCATGATTAGACGTACTGAAGGTAGATGTCACCGTCGGACCCGCCGCTTGGTGATGCGGTCCCGCTTGTGATCGTGATGCCCCAAAAAGTATCATAATCGGTGCTGCTTGCCTTTGTAAGCAACTGGCCGA